GCGGGAGGGCGGCGGCGATCAGGGCGTTGATGCGCGCGTCGTTGCCCGCCTGAAACGCCTTCATCGCCGCAGCGTGCGCGTCCAGCAGATCGAGGTCGGAATTGAGTTTGATGCCCCAGGTCTGCGGGCTCTGGTTTATCTCGGGTTTGCACAGATTGAGGGAGGGTGTGAAGGTGTCAGCCATCGGCCATCTCCGGACACAGGAGGGGAGGCGGTGGCTGGACCACCCATGATACGTCGCAGCCGGTAGCGGGCGCCCAGTCCGCATCGCAGGGCACGCCGGGCGCCCAGGTGGCGTCACAGGGCGTCTCCGGCTCCCAGTAGAGGCGGGCGTCGGGCACAATGGAGGATTGCCCGGTCAGGGCGCCGTGCGCCGTGAACGCGGCACTGGCGCGGGCGGCGATGCCGGATTGCCCGGTCAGGACCGACGCGTGCAGGACCGATATGAAGCTGGCGCCCGCGCGGGCACCGGACCGGCCAGCCAGGGCGGTGGTCAGGAACAGCTCGTTAGGGTCACCCCGGCTATACAGCCCCATGCCGTAAGCCAGCTTGCCATATGCGCTGGGGACGTAAGCCATCACTGCAACCCGATCAGAAGCTGGTTGGCGGCGAAACGCACCGCGTCCCCCAGGCTCACCGGCTTGGCGACCACCAGGGCGCCCTGGGCCAGCATGTTGCCCCCGGTGACGGCGTCATGAATGCCGCAATAGCCCACGACGCCCCAGTCGGCGGTGGCGGTAGCCCATTGCAGCACGGCGGTGTTCCACATCGCGCTGGAACCGTCCGTCTGGTCGGGGGCGGCGGCGAAAGTGACCGGCAGGCGGGCGTAGCCCGCCGCAGAGAGGGGTTCACTGCCCGGAGCGGTATCGGTGGGACCGCTGGTGTAGAGCGCCACCCAGAGGCCAGCAGGACGGGTATACGCGGTGGCCCCGAAGACATGCGCCAGGAGGGCCTTCTCCAGATAGTCCGAGAACGCCCCGTAGGTGAGGAGAGTGCCACTCATACGACCGCCCCCCAGGTGACAGGCCGGTAGCCCGACCGGTAGCCACGATGGCGCCGCACCAGGGGGCCGCCGGAGTGGAGGGCCACCTGGGACGCCGCGTTGAGGGCCTGCACGCGCCCGCTGAACTCATTGTTCCACGTCGCCACTCTGGCATCGTCAATCAGGTATGGCGCGGCCCTGACGAGGGCGCCGTAGAGGTAGACCCCGATGTCCCTCTGGGTGAGCCAGTTCGTCGGCGCGTCCACCGACAGGGTCGGCACCTTGGCGTAGTAGGTCATCCACAGCGAGCACTCGCTGGCCGGGACCGGCACCAGCTCGATCACGCTGTCGATCAGGCCGTAGTGGGTCGGCACGCCCTCCGCGCCGCCGTAGCGCGCCCGCAGCTCCGGCATCGTGTCGGGGGTGACGAAGTCCAGCGCCCTTGAGGAGCCGCCGATCCACAGCCGCGTGGCGTCGAGCCAGTCCACCGGGAGGTTCACGCTGGCACAGGTGACCGGCGCCTCGACGGTCGTCATCATCTCGCGGGTCCGGAGCTTGGACTGGACGTCGCTCTCGGTCAGCGCAATGAAGTCCGCCGCCATGCCGTCCAGGCTGCGCTTGTTCAGCCAGCGCGGGATCGCGGTCAGGAGGTCGTTGTAGTCCTGCAACGCCATTACAGCCTCCCTGGCCAGATGCGGAACGCTTTGTTGTCGGGGTCGTTCAGGAACGCCTTCCACTTTGCCATGTCGTGGACCCAGCCTTCACGCGCCGCCAAGTCCCAAATTGGCTTAGGCACGCGCGCCACCAGCCGGAAGTGACTGCCGGTCTGGTCAATGTCGGCGTCCCTGGAGTTGGCGCGCAGGATCGCTGACGCGTCCTGCTCGTCCTTGACGATCAGCTCGCCATCGTTCCCAGGCGCCGTCTCGATGGAGCGGATGATGCCGCCCCACGCGTCGAGGAGTATCTTGAGGCCCATCGGCGGGACGCGGCGGGGTTGCCCCCGCCGCCCTTCTGTCAGAACCCGGCGCCCTTGCCGTGCTTGCCGTTGTCGTCCTTCTTCGCGGCAGCCTCGGCCTTGGCCTCGTCGGCCTTCGCCTTGGCGTCGGCCTTGGCCTCGCCCGCCGTCTGCCCCGGCTCCAGGCCGGTAGCCGCCGTCCCATACGCGCCGCCGATCTGGGCGCCCGGAACGGACATCAACGCGGTCCCGGTCGGGAGCGTGATCGGACCGCTGTAGGTCAGGTCAGCGATCTTGAAGTGAGCGGCCTCGTTCGACATCTCCAGCCCATACTCGGACAGGATCATCTTGGTGGTCGCGTCACCAATCGTTCCGATGTCGATCTTCTCCATCTTCCGGAGGTAGGCGACCTTGGTGTATTCCTTGTCCCACCCGATCACGGTCGGCTTGGAGATGTAGCGCGACGGCAGGGCCTTGATCTCCCCGAAGTCGGACAGATAGAAGTCGGCCGCCGCGTCGATGTCGCCCTGGTCGATGGCCACGCGGGAGTTGCGCCGACCGATGAAGGTCGAGAAGACCCGCTTGTTGTAGCTGCCCATCAGGAGGATGTCGGGTTCGCCGCCGCCATCATATGTCTGCTGTATGGCATCAGCGAGCATCATCTCGCTGAACTGGCGCGGCGTGCCGGGAGTGATCGGCGCAGTCTCCGACACGGGGTTTGCACCCGTTGCGCCATAGAAAGCATTGGTTGTGATCCAGTGCTCCATGCCGCGCGTGGTGCGCGCGACCGTGTCGTCCACGCCCGCGTTGTAGGCCTGCCCCGACAGCAGGACCGCCTCCATGTCCCGCTTCAGGGCCTTGCCCTTAAGCGCGATCTGGTGGGACATCTCCCCGGACTTGCCCGCCGCGTCCACGTTGTCCTGGGTGCCCGAGACGGTGGCATCGCGGTGGCTGATCTGGGCGATGTTGTGGATGCGAACGGTCGGCTGGGACGCCGCGCGGGTGAGCTGGAAGCCTTCCACGTCGGCGTTGTTCTGGTTCACCGCTGGCAGCTTTTCGGTCTGCCAGTCGAACATGACGTTTTTCAGCGACCGGGTCTGCGACATCGAGATGAATACGGTATCGACAGGATCAATGTTGAAGATAGCATCAGCCAAGTCCTCGCGATTGCCCTTCGCCTGATAGGTCGTGAAGGCGTTTGTGACTTTAGGCATGGTGATTGTCCCTCAAAGGAGGCCACGGATGACAGCAGCCGCGTCGTGGATGCTGTGGGATTGGGCGAGGCGTTGCTTGGCTCGGGTGTGTTCCGTCACGCGCCGCCGGAGCGGGTGCGGGCCGGGGGACGGCGGGGCCGCCTGGGGGACCGGAGCGGGCGACGGGAGGGCGCGGCCTCTCTTGGCCATCGCGGCATACTGGGCGGCTTGCCACAAGATCATTACAGCCCTGTGGTCCGTCACAGTGCGGATATCGGCGTCGGTGTAGCCGAGATCGACCGCGTATTCCCTCGCCTGCGTCTTGGCCTTTGTCCAGGCGGCCTCGTCCCTCCAGGCTGGCACCAGCTCGCCAACGAGTTCACGCTCACGGCGAAGAAGGTGGGCGCGCTCCTGGCGTGCCTCCTGCTCTGAGATTTGCTGCACCCGTTGCATCTCGACGGCAGCAGCCTGCTGCTGCGCCTGACGCTCCTGCTGCTTGGCAAACTCCCGCACGTAGGCGTGGGGGTTTTCGTTGTAGAGGCGGTCCCAGTCGACGTTAGGCTCCGCGAGGCTCTGAATGCGCTGCATCAGAGCTGGGATCAGCTCCGCATACTGGGCGCGCTCGACCCGCACGGCCTGCTCGTGCTCCGCGAAGGCCCGCTGGTATTCAGCGAATGCCATCGTCTTCTGCGTGTAGTCCCGGTGGCGCTGGTAGCCCCTGAGCAGCTCGCTCTGCGGCACCTGTTCTGTCTTGCCATTGATCTTGATGGTGAAGACAGGCTCCGCTTCGGCTTCCTCCCCTTCGGCTTCCTCTTCCTCGGGTTCCTCCGCCTCTCCCTCTTCAGGCAGCTCCTCGTCGTCGGCCTCGGGGGCCTCCTCCTCGTCGCTGTGCAACGCCTCAACAGGATCGGCTTCGGGTTCCGGCGGCGCCCGGCGTTCCGTCTCCCTGGGAGCTGGTGCCTGACGTGGTGCGTCCTGCCTCGATGCCCTGCCCGGTTGTCCGCTGTCGCGGGCCAGGATGCGGCTGATGGCAGTCTCCGCCGACGCCATACCCGATCCGGCATCCGTAGCCGCCGGGGTGCCGGGTGTGGTGGTCGCACTCATTGCATGTTCTCCTCGTTGCGGAGTGCCCGGCGGTAGCTCCGCTCGGCCAGCTCCTTGGTCGCCGCCCGCCCCGCCAGCTCTGTCGCCAGGGCGTCGAGGGCGCGCAGCATGAAGTAGCAAACCTCCCGCCCGGCCTTGTCGTCCGGGGCGGTCCGCTGGAAGCCTGCCTGATACCGCTCCTGCAGGCTTTTAAAGGCCGCCCGGAGGCCGGGGTCTTCCAGGGTAGCCTGGGCGTCCAGGGCGTCCTGCTGTGCCCTCTCCAGGGCAACGTGGGGGCTGCTGTGGGGGTGTTTCATCAGTAGTTCCGCTCCTCCGGCGTGCCGGGGCCAAGCAGGCCCTCCATGCCGCCCGCGCCCAGCCCGGCGCCGACCGTCAGGCCTGCGGGCGTGAGCAGGGCGCGGCCGCCCCGGATGAACTCCTTCAGTGCGTCTCGCGGCTCGATCCCCCGCTCCGCCGCCGTCCGGGCGAGGCGGTTCTCCACGATCCCCATGAACGAGGTCGGGAGGCTCTTCAGGCCGGTCACCCGCCCGCCGCCGACCCATAGCGCCGCCTGGAGCTGCGCCGGGCTGATGCCCATCTCCTTGGCGAGGTCTTGCTGCATGCTCTCCAGGGCGCCGTAATGGGCCGCCTCCGGGACGTCCTTCCACATATGCGGGTACTTGATCGCCTCGGACATCGGGATGCGGCCCTCCAGCACTTCCTGCTGCCAGTTCCGCTTCTCGCCCTTCTTCACGTTCAGGTCTTTGTAGTCGGCGTCGGCCGCCTCCGTCGTCTTGAGCATGTTGGGGTTCTGGGACAGCATCCCGATCAGGCGCATGTTGTGCTTGTCCACGGTCACGCCCTCCTGCGACCCCGACAGGTTCTCCCCGAAGGTCCACCGCTTGGGCCGGTATTGGCTGTCGAGCTTGGTGCTCCCCAGGCGGACGTCGGGGTCCGGGTTGCGCGCGTCGGGGGGCATCTTGCCCGGCTTCCAGGCGTCATCGCGGAACATCGCCGGGTCGGTGATGTCCCGGTAGCCCCAGAACTGGGTGTTCTGCAGCTTGTGGCCGTATGGCTTCTCGGGGCCGCCCTCCGTCTTCGGGTGCTGCACCGGGTCGCCGCGCCGCTCGCGGTTCAGGTAGTAGCTCGCCGTCCGGACGTTCTGGCCGACCTCCGACCCCGCCGAGACGGCGGAGATCAGGCTCATGTAGCGGTCGAATTGCTTGGCGCCCTCCTGCGGACCCAGCTCGGAGATGAACTGCGCCCGCAGGGGTTCCGCGTTATACCAGTAGGCGCCGCCCGCCTGGATGCCCGCCTCGGCGGCGGTCCGCAGCTTCGCCCGCAGCTCCGGGTCCGTGGTGATCTGCTGGATATGCTCCGGCAGGCCCTTGCGCCGCCCGGCGTTGGGGTCAACCCGGTCGGCGGGACCGGACCCCGGAAGGCGGGGGTCTTGCCACGTGTTGGAGAGGTCCATCACCTGACCCGGCCGCACCGGGCTGCCTGACTTCAGGCTCTCGGGGTCCACCGGGCCGGTGGCCAGCGACGGGACGATCTCGTGGTAGGCGGGGATGCCGATATCCGCGAGCTGGGTGTCGCTGTTGGCGCCCATCTTGCCGACCGTCATGCCCGCCTTCGGCTTGCCGGTCTTGATGTTGTAGGGCGACTGGTTGTGGCCGACGTCGTAGAGCGGCGGCTCCGGCGCGACGGGAGCTGGCCCCAGCAGGCCCGCCTCCGGGTCCGGGGCGGAGGTGTAGGGGGCGCCACCCCGGACGCCGCCGGGGCCTCCGCCAGGGCGGTAGCCGACCGGCCACCCGTCAGGACCGGCCGCCGCCGACCGGGTCCGCACGCGGGCCGCCGTGACCGGGCCGCCGGGGGCGCCGGGCGCCTGGGGGCCACGCGCGCCGGGCGCCGCCATCGCGGCGTTCTGGAACAGCTCGATGGACCCCTGCCTGATCGCTTCGCGCTGGCCCTCCGTGAGCATGGCTTGCCCCGGCTCGCCGGTCCCCACCAGGGGGTCGAAGGGACGGCCCTCGCTGCCATACATGGACTGCTCGCCCATGCGGCTGGTGCCGATGGGGTTCATAGCGTAACGCTGGAGCAGCTCGTCCTCGTCGTCAGGCAGGAGGAGGCCCATCTACATCAACCCCGCTTGTTCCGGGTCATCACCAAACAGGCTGGGGAGCGCCGCCCCGGCTCCGGTCGCCGTGGTCCCCGCGAGGCCCAGCATCCGCATGATCTGGAGACGCTTGTCGTTCAGGACCACGAAATTGCTGGTCCCGCCGCCCTCCCGGACAGACGATGCGTCAAGATAACGAATACCCGGCACGCCAGCCTTGTCGAGGCGCTGGGCTATCGCCTTGGCCTTGATCTTCGGGGGGCCGTGGGTGAGGTAGTCGTGGAAGTCCTCGCCGGTCGGATTGGGGAAGAGCTTGCGGTTGTCCTGAAAATACTGGCGGGCCTTGCCCATCCACCCGGTGCGCTCAAGGTTCGCCAGCACCTCCGGGGACTGTGCCGACAGGGGCTTGTTCCAGTCGAGGAGCTGCGGGTGCTCGGCGTCGAACCCGACCTCGTAGAGGGCGCCCGGCTCGGCCCGGCCGACGCGGCCCTGGGACAGGAGCTGGCGGGCCTCCTCGATGGCGGGGCCGGGGGTGAAGTCGGTCGGCTTGAGCTGTGCGAGGACGCTGTCGGGGTCTTTCCACTTCAGCGCGCCGCCCGCGAGCTGCTGCCCCCTGGTCGCCTGCTCGCGCGGGATGCGGGCGCCGTCGATGGTGATGTCCCCGGTGAGGCCCCGCGCCTTGGACAGGGCGTTCCGGTAGTATTCCGCCACGGCTCGCGCCTGGGCGATGTAGCCGCCGTGGCCGAAGACCTGATTGCCCTCGCCGGTCCCGATCTTGCTGAAGTCAAAACGGTCGAAGATGTGGGGGCTGCCGTGCCACGCCCGGATCATCCCGGCGGCGCCGATGTTGGACGGACCGAACCCGCCCGCGACAGCCTCGCGCTGGGCGTCCCGGCCCGCGTCGGTCATCGCCCCCGTCTCCGGGTCCACGTAACCCAGGGCTATCTGGCGCTGGCGGTCGCGCTCCAGCCACTCCCGGTATTCCCTGGAGTTGACGTCCCAGGCCTGGGCCGGGGAGGGTTCCGGGGCGACGGTGTCGCGCCAGTCAGGTGTGGGCTGCGGCGTGTCCCCGAAGAGGGAGCCGCCCCAGGCCTGGGGCTGGTCGAGGAGGGCGCCGTCTGGCGTCACCGCTGGCCTCCCCCGTTGCCGCCGCCGCCCTCGCCCCCGCTCCAGGCGCCGCGCAGCTTGTCCGGGTCGAACATCGCCGGGTCGGCGTCCATCAGGCCGGGGAGCTGTTGCTGCTGGGGCGCGACCCAGTTGGGGTCGGGCGCCTGCAGGGAGGCCTTGTAGTTGGCGTAGTCGCTGGGGGCGAGCGTGTTGTAGCCGCCCGCGAAGAGGGGCTGCGGGCCGGTGTAGGGCGTGCCTGGGGCCACCGGCCCCTGGTGGGGAGGGGTATACCCCGCCGCGTTGGGGTTGGCGGACTGGGGGCCGCCCATCTGCTGGCCATACTGGTGGAGCAGGGCGACGATGCGCGGGTCGAGGACGGTGCCGGTGGTGCCGCTCATTCCGGGCCTCCTGGGTCCATCGGGGGCAGGGCCGGGCCGCCCGCGCCGTTAGGCTTCGCCCCAGGCGGGGTGCCCATCGGGGGCGCCCGGAGGGCCTCCCGGATCAGGCCGGTGCGGACCTGGGTGTTGGCGCGCTGGGTGGCGATGTCGCCCTGGTTCTGCATGTCGGCGTTCTTCATCGCGGCGCCCGCCACGTGGCCCATCGCGGCCTGCTGGAGGCGGCCCCGGAGGTCGGCGTCCTGGCTCTGCATCTGGCCCTGCTGCTTGAGCTGCTGCATCTGGGCCTCGTGCTGCTGGGCCAGGATGTCGCGGTCGGTGTCCAGCGCCGCCTTGATCGATGCGATATCGACCTGGGTGCCATACTTCGCCTGTATCTCGGCCGCCCGCAGCAGGACGTCCGCGTCGAGCTGGTCCCGCCTGAAGTCGTCGTCGTTCTTGGCCTTGGCGAGGTCGAGCTGCTGCTGGGCCATGTCCACTTGCGTCTTGGCCTTGGTCTTCTCCTTCTCGACGTCCGCCAGCATCTGGTTGGGGTCGGGCGGTTTATTCTGGGCCATCTGCTGCTGCAGCATGGCCTCCTGCTCCGGCGTGACCACCTTGAAGAAGCGGTCGGGGTTTTTGAACCCCATGATCCTGAGCATCTCGGCGTAGGTTTCGCGGAGTTGCCCGATGGACACCAGGGCGTTGCCCGGCCCGAACATCTGCAGGACCTGCTCCTGCTTCTGGCCGATGGTCGCCAGGAAGGCCATGCGCGTCTCATCCGTCCCGCGCCCCAGGCCGACGTTCACGCTGACGTCCATCTCCGCGTCCCAGAAGCGCGGGTCTACCGACACCCACTGGTTGCGGAGGCGGACCACGCGGGCCTTGTCCTGATGGCGGATAACGTAACGGAGGAGGCCCTTGAAGACGTCCTTGATCCCCAGCTCGGCAAACGTGCGCGCGATCAGCTCGACGCGGTCCTGCTGGGCCTCGACGCTGGCGGAGACTGCGGACTTCGTCGTGCTCTGCAGGACGTTCGCGTCCAGGCCCTGGCTCTGGCGGGAGATGCCGGTCCGTTGCGCCCGCATCTCATCGAGGTATTGCATAACCTGTAGAGCTGGACCGCCAATAAATGGTTCCGCGAGCGGCTGGACCATGCCGGGCGCCTGCATCCGGATGATCGCGCCGACCTCGTTGTTGAGCACGTCGTCCATCGTGACCGCGTTCTCGACCACCGCCGTTCGGGGGAATATCGCCTGGGCGAGGCTGTCGAGGATCGAGCGCAGGACTGAGGTCTTGATGTCCTGCAAGTCAATCGTCTGGTCCGCTATCGCGTAGCCGACAGCGGCGTGGGGCAATCGGATCGCATTGAGGACAGCAAACGGCGCTTCGGCGTCGATCTCGTCCGACGCGATCTCGGGGCTGTCGTGGCCGACCGTGCATATGCGGTGCAGCTCCGCCACCCCGTCGCCGTCCGCGTCCAGGCGGACCCACGCTTCGGTGTGGGGGACGCGCCACGTGGAGATGTCGGGGCCGCCGTCGATATCGCCGTCGCGCAGCCCGCGATTGCGGAGGCGGGCCTCGGTGGCGTTGGTCGCGTTGCTGGCCTCCGCGTCGGGGCTGGCGTGTTCCTCCACCAGCTCGCGGTCATACCCGCGCTCGATCAGCTCCGAGACGGTCGGCGTGGTCCGGTGCGCCACGTAGCGCGCGGTCAGGACGTCCCTGGCCTCGCGAGAGATCAGGAATTCCTCTGGCGGGACCGCCATCACTTTGAGAATTCGCCTCTGGCGGGTGCGGCGGACCCGGCAGTCGGTGAGGGGCATCGGAGCGCCCGGAGAGAACAGGCCGGGCGGGGCGCCAGGGGGGAGAGGCCCGCCTGGAGGGCCGCCCACCGCGCCCGGCGAAGGGGACGCAGGCGGCCCTCCAGGGGCGCCAGGGGGCATGCCGGGCGGAGGTGGTGGCCCCATGCCCGGTGGCCCGCCAGGAAGGCCTGGAGGCGCCTCCTGGCCCTCTGAAGGGGAGTGTCCCCCAGGCGTACCGCCTGGAGGCATTCCCCCCGCGCCATTCGGTCCAACCCCAGCCCCGGCTGTCCCCATCGAGCCACCCATCACGGGTGAATTGATACCGGCGGGAGGAGGAGGCGAGGGCGCGGGGGGTCCGCCGCCCGCCGGAGGTGGAGCGGGGCCTCCGCCGGGAAGGGGCGCGGGCGGGGTCGCGCCGGAGCTGTCCCCGCCGGGGGGTGCCAGGACCGCAGTGTCCTCTGCGGTGTGCTCCTGGGAGAGTATCTCGATCTCAGGATCGGAGGCGAGCTGCATGAATTGCAGCATCGTGATCCCGGTATAGTCGAACTCCTCGACCTTGTGCGTCTCCTCAAAGGCCCACTTGATCACGCCGATCTTCTTGAGGAGTGCATCGTGGACACTGTCGTATAGTGTCGCGAACCAGTTGTTTCCGTCCGCGTTGAGGAGGTATTGTATGTATTCGGTGGCCTGCTCGGCCTGGGGAATGTCCTCGGCGCTGTTGGGTTCGTAGTCCACGACCTTGTCGCCGCCCGCGAAGACGCGAATGATCCCCGGCAGCATGGTGTGGATGATGTCCGCGACCTCGCGCACAACCGTGGATGAGCGGCCCTGCTCCAGATGCTCGGGCGTGCCGTCGTCGTTGAGGACCGCGCCCTCGTAATAAGCGAATGACCGCTCCCGGTCGGGGCCTAGCGTGTCGTCGGCGTAATTGGCGGCGTCCTCGCGGTAGGCGCGCACAATCGCGAGGATTTCCTCGTCATCGAGCGGGTCGGAGCGGGAGCTTTTAGAGCGCGGGGATCGCGCCATGAGACAATCCACCCCTAGTTGACACGGGGCGTTCTACACAACCGGAGGTGGTCTTGGGAAGCCCTTGTTTTCGCGTGCCGGGAGGCTGTCAAGAGGGGCAAATGGCGAAAGTCGGACGAGCACTCAGTGCGCGTCCAACGGAAAATGGGAACAAAGCGTGAAAGTCTGCACGTAGCTAGTTGTGTGCGTGGTCCCAGAGGACGGGGTCGTTTTTGGGGAGCAGGAGGACGTCCGCCTCCGCGAGGCGGGTCCGGAAGAACCCGTCATGGGCCGGGTGGAGGAGGTGGAATTTGCGCGCATACCAAGGGGACCAGTTGTTCCCGATCTTGAAATTGGTCCCGTCGTCCAGGGGGGCCGCCGTCTCCCACCTGACGCGGTCGAACACCGCCCTGGCGCTGTAATGCTGGAACCCGCGCCTGATCATGTCGAAAGTGAACCTTTCAAACAGGCGCCAGAAGTCCGGATTGTTCAAGTCCACAGTAGCGAACCGGCCGACAGTGTAGCGGGTCATGTCAGATCACCCGGAGATTGCGTTTGATGGGTCCGGAGCGGCTGGAAGGGGGCAGCCGGGCGTAGCGCAGCATCATGAGGGCGTAACGAATGGCCGAGACGATGTCGTCGTGCTGCTTCACCGGGCGGCCCTCCTTCCTGTGGTAGTTCCTGATCTCGTCAAGGCAGTCGGTGAGGTGGTTGAATATCTTCAGCCTGCCACTCTCAAGTCGGTCGATCATGTCCGCGATGCTCGCCTCCAGGCCGTAGCCGCCCTCCGGGAAGGTCGCGTGCTCGAAAAGCATCTGCAACCCGTTCCGGCGGTAAATCTCCGCCATCGGGTCGCCGGAGGTGCGGTCGTGGGAGGCGGCGTCGTGGGGCCACGCCACGGGGATGCCGTGGCCCCAGCCGCGCAGTATCTGGCAGTGCTGCGCGACGGTGTTCTGGGCGACGGAGAAGGCCTGGGTGATGTAGACCACGTCCGCCTCGCGGTCATGTGCGAGCATTACGGCCCCAAATGGGTGGTCAAACCCTAAGTCTATGCCTATAATCTTCGGCCAGTGACGTGGTATCGAAAAGGCATCGATCGTGTATGCGCTTTCGGGGACAGCGAACACCTTGCCGGAGCCTAATTGCGGAATGCCGCGCGTCCGGGCCTCCCGCTCGTGCGGCTTGTAGAACGCCTTGACGCGGTTTCGCTGCTCCTCCGAGAAGTGGGCGGCGTCCTCCAGCGTCATCTGGACAAGTGCCCGATCCGGGGTCGTTGGCTTGGGATAGAAGAGCCTTACAACGTCGCTCATGCCCTCCAGGGGAGTGAACGTCAGCAAAATGATCCCGTTTGTCGCGTTGGTCCTCGTAACAGCTTCGGAATAGATGTCATACGGTGGCTCTTCGTCCATCCATACGAAGTGGAGCGTTTCCGCCTGGAGCTTCTCCCGGTCCTGCTGGTAACTCTTGAACCCGATGGTGCTGACACCGCCGGAGGCGTGCTGCACCGAGACGGTGTCGAGGGCCTCGCTGACGCCCCTGGCGGAGGTGGACCCCTTGATGAGGCGGCGGGGGACCAGCCCCGTGCCGGGCGAGCTGGCGCGGCCGAACAATATGCGCTGGCAGCTATCACGGGTCAGCTCTGAGGAGACGCCGATGGCCCACCCGGCGACCGGATCGCTGAAACGCTTGCCTTGCCACCAGACCGGATATTCACCAGTGAGGTGGTATGAACATTCCGCACCCGCACAATACGTCTTTCCCACTTGGTTAGCCGCCATCAGCAACCGTTCGCGCATCATGGCGCCGTGGGCGTGGAAGGCCTCCTGCTTGGGGTAGGGCGTATACAGCTCGATGGTGCGCTCGGAGAGGAGCCGCTTCGTCTCCTGGCGCAGGGCCTTCAGGGCAGCGGGGTCTTCCTTCAGCTTGTCGAGGAGAGTATCCGTTACCATCTCGAAATAGCCTCCACAGGGCCGCGCCAAAATTTGGGTTTCTGTTTATTACGGTGGGAGAGTGGAGTTTGGGTGGATGGGACTGCGTTCACGCATCCCGCCCCCGGCACCCCCCTGCCGGGGGGTCGAGCGCCAAAGCCGGAACGATCCGTCTGCGTCACAACCTGACCATGCAACCCAGGGTTGTAGGCTGCAACCCAGGGTTGTATCGCCCACCGCAACGACATAGCACGCGGGGGCATGATTGGGGGCATGTCACCTCTCAAGCCATAGGAACCACGAGCCATATCAATGGGTTACTCCTTCACTTCGACGGACTGCCCATCCGCCACATCGATGCGTCCCTCGATTGTCAGCGGCGCGGCGGGCTGGTTGCGGGCCTGGATCGTTACCTGCTCCGATCCTACCGCTTCGTCAACGAGTGCCAAGAGGGCGAGCAGCTTGTCGGCCGATAGCCTCGCCAGCGGACTTTCTATCGCCATGCTCCGCTGCACGAACATCCCAATCTCCTTGCCAACCAGCTCCAGCCCCTTGAGCGTGGCGCCCCTGTCACTGGCCAGCTTGGCGTGCTCCACCTGATCCACCAGCTCGCGCAGCACCCACTCCCTGGTCGGCGCGTTCACCCGGACAATTTCCTTCGCCTTTTCAATGTCCACCCGCTCGGACATCTCCGCGATCCGGGCCTTGACCGCAGGCTGCCGCATCATCTGGGACGCCACCTTGTCGGCCGATTTGAACCCGGCCTTCCTCGCCGCAGGCACCGGTAGGTTGCCCTGCGCCACGAGCAGGCAGAACTGCTCCCGCCTCGCGCTCCTCAGTGCCGCCACGCCCTGATATCTCCTAGTTTCACCTCACGAGACGTCACCTTGCTGCGTGAGACTGGCGTCCGCAAGCAAAACATGACGCCAGCCCCACCACGCGAGCAGCACCGCGTCGGCCTCATCGTGCCGATGCACCGCGTCGGTCCCCAGCAGCCGCTCGACCAGACCCACCCCGTCCGCCTTGCCCGCAGGGCCGCCACGCAGCCCGTAGGACGCCCTCCACCTCGCGGGCCATACCTCGACCGCCCTCCCCCGCAGCCCCGCCTCCACGGCCTCCTGAAGCCTCCCTGTGGCCCTCCCCAAACTGAACGCCCCGACCACGCCCATCTGCGGGCTGGCCTGCTGGCCCTCCACCACCACGAGGTCCGCCTCCGGGACGAGCTGCCGCACCCGGCGGCTGTCCACCGCCTCGCCCACGGCGTCGAGCTGCGGCCTGTCCCTCCCCCACCAGCACCGGATCAGCGCGACCGCTCCGCCCTTGCCAGGGTCGATGCCAAGCACCGTCCACCCGCTCTCCGCCCGGCTTGCCTCCCGCTGCTGCCGCTTCGCCGCCCGCTCGATCCTGGCCCGCTCGCGCTCCGCCTTGCGTCCCTGCTCCGCCGGGCAATCCTGCTCATCCCCCACTGCACACCCCGTTTTCCTACGCGCCTATATATATATAACGTATACGTAATTAGCGTATATTGTATTGATTTTCTCATGTAAGACATAGAAAGTCAGTGTTCACTATGCAAAAGGCCCTTAACCCCCTGTTCCACATATGAAAAAGACTGCACACCCCTCTTCGGAGCTGTGCAGTCCGCTGTGCAGCCGTGCCATTGCACGCAGCGCACCGACTATCTCAGAACTCACTGCCTGCGCTACGCTTTCGGTCCTCCTCCAGCTTCGTCCGCAGCAGCTTCGGCTCCATCTGGCCATACAGCTCGACCGCCTCCCGCGCCCAAACGCGTGGCCTGCCGTCCGCCTCTAGCACCTGCACTCCCGTCGTCTTCCACCCGTCCACAGCCAGCGCCTTCTGGAGCTGCGCGATCAAATGGTGCCCCCGCGCCATGTCGCCCGCACCCCAGTAGCCCCGTCGTGCCAGCTCCACCAGCTCGTCCAGGGTCACCAGCACGCGCCCCGACATGGGTCCGTCAGGCCCCCACAGGCTCCTGGCCCAGGCCATCGCGGCAGGCTCCGCCTCCCGCTTCATGGTCGCCTTGGCGGCGCTTACCGGGGGCGCCACCTTCGGGTCGAATGCCGTCACCTTCCGGCGCAGCAGCCACCCCATCACAGCCTCGTTGCCCCCCGCCTCCAGCCACGCGTAGTAGCGCAGGAAGTAGTCGTGCCCCTCGCCCTGGTCCGCCATCACCGTGTCCACCACGTCGAAGCGTCGGTCGTCCTCCGCCAAGGCGATGGCGTCGGCGTGGTTCGTGGTGATGATCAGGTTGGCGATGTTGGGGACGGTGAAGGCCGACACGCCCTTGAGGTTGATCCTGATCCGGTCCGGGGGCGTGGTCAGGAGCGCCTTGATCTCCTCGTAGCTGGACCGCTTGCGGAA